AATACCCATCAGGATTAGTGTCCAGAAAGTTCTTGACAATAGCAAGGGAAAAATAAGTCTTTCCAGTAGAGGTTTCACCAGCGATGGCAGTAATCTTATTACTAGAAACGCCACCATAAACGGAACCAGAAACAACCGCATTGAAGATATAACTTCCTGTATCAATGAATCTTTCTGTTTCATCTATATCTGCTGCGATTTGTGTGTACTCGTCACCAATCTCTTTAACTATTTCTTTGAGAAAATCCATTATTTTTCTATCTTATGATAAACTTCAACGTATGATTCACACCTTGGGCATGATAAGTTTGTAACTATATCATACTCCATATCTTCATAATCGTCAAGGTCATGGTCTCCACCCCAAATTAATTCAGTGCCACAGTGCCAACAATTCATATTCCTAATAATTTACGTTGTCTTTCAAAGTAACCTTTGAGTATCCAAGAACTACTGTTCATTTTATCATCACCACCAATACCAAATTCAAATTGCACTCGTGGATCTTCACCATATAAATCAGTTTCTGGTGTATTAGATTTACCTCTATCACCCCCATTACAGAAAACAACTGTCTCTGCAATTTCTAAACATTTTGCTATTGCACCACATGCAGAACCTTTATCATCGTCTGGTACAGTAATCACTGCATCCACCATATCTAAATGACGAATAATCTCTGCACGTTCAACCCAAGATTGAAAGTATTGACCTTTCTTTTTAGTTAACCATTCTTCTGTATTAATACCAACTACAAGATAATCAGAAAAATCTTTTGCTCTTGTAAAGTATGATATGTGTCCACTATGGATAGGATCAAATCCACCAGTAACAAGACTCAATTTTTTAAAAAACATTATGCAACATAACCATATTTTTCACGGAGTATTTTTTTATAAGGTTTGCCATCTTCAACCAAACCTTTTACTAATCTTAACTTCCGACATAGTTCTGTATCAACATCTGATACAGATTCGATAATGACATCAAGTTCATCTAAATCAATAGGTAAATCCATTAGGTAAAAAATAATTCTAGGTTTACAGTTTTCTCAACATTCCAACCAATCGCATCAAGGATTGCTTTGAGTGGTTCAACAAAACTTTTCTCAAATTGTAGATCATAATCTATGTACTTGTCAAGTCCAATTTCAGTTGGAAAGTCTTGAATAAAAGAAATTACATTCTCTTGTATTACATTTGGTCTTTTAAGATAGAGAAACTTGACCTTTTCTCCATTACCAATAAGTGAATATTTATTATCCAACTTCTTCTGCTTTACATAATGATTAAATAATAATGCACCTCGAATATGTATAGGTGTTCCCTTTGCATATATTGTAGATGATGCTTTATATTTTTGCACGTTTGATGCAGTGCGAGGAAAAGCAATCTCTTCTGGTGGAAGTGTCTTAAATTTCGCACGACAATCATCAATAAAATGGATTACATCCTCTTCTGTTCCGTTCATCATTATCTTTAATCCATCCTTAATCATTGTGCGACAAGGTGCAGGAGTTGATGACTTTACTGCTTCAATACCCATCATTTTTAATTTGGGTTCATCATATCTAACTCCCTCACTATCCCATACGTTTAGAATATATCTTTTCTTTGCTGTCCAGATGCCACGGTCTGCGATATTCTCACGTTTCATAAACATCTTTTGGTCATAAGCATTTACGTACTTGGCCAACGTTTCATAAGAACTCGTAATATACTTTTCAAGTTCCATCTCACACACCTTGTTAAGGAACGAGCAAATGCTCGCACCATCCTTCTCTCTACCTTTGTATATGACCTCCACCAGAGGACCAAGGTTAAGGTAGATACTGTCAGTATCACTAGCAATGACATAATCTTCATTCTCCGTTTTTAAAATTTTGTTTAGATACTTATTCATACGATTTTCTATCCAACGAATAGAAACCTGCCCTGATAAAGTAATTGCTTCTGCGTTTGCTAATTTATAATATCGAAAGTATTGATTACCAATCGCACCATAGGCAGAGTTAAGAGAAATCTTCTTTGCCATCTGAATGTTGTTACATCTTGCAATTTCTTTTTCAAGGTCTTTTGTCTTTGTCTTTTCATACTTCTTCTTTGCAGTAATCATTCTCTTCTTGAAGATGACTCTTTCGTTATACATCTTCTCCATCAATTCTGGTAAGAACCCACGAACATCCTTACGGAACATTGCACCATTCGCACAGATTGCATTGTCCTTATACATTTCAAATGTAAGTTCTTCATTGAGTATCTTATCAACTGTTACTGATGGGTGCTTTACATCTAAAAGAGTTTCGGGTGAAATATTATATTGCATAATCAAATGTGGATATAGACTATTCAAGTCAAATGATACCACCCAATCATACTTGCCAGGTATTGGTTCTTTTACATATGCACCTGCATATTTTTCGGACTTATCAGACCTTTCTTTTGGAGGTATGACAATGTTCCTTCTCTTCAGATAATTGTAGATAATTGTGTCCCACATTCTTACCTGATAGAATACATCTTCATAGTTGACCTTTGCATCATACGCCATCGTCAGAGCAAGTTCAATCAACTTCATCTTGTCTTCTAATCTGTCAACAAGTTCAACGTCAATGATGTTGTATTCTACAAACTTCTGCCAACCATTTGTGTAAAAGTCTTTGAATGTATCAAACTCACTATGGTCAAGTTTCTTCTGTCCGAGTTCAACACTTGCAATATAATCCAAACGATATGATTCTTGTGCTTTATAAGTAAACTTCTTATATAAGTCAAGATAATCTAACTGAGACACACCACCGATATCATATGAAATATGTTTGCGACCTGCGATAAAAGTTTCACATTCAGTAACCAAACCCCAAGGTGACATTCTCTTCATCAACTTGCCACCAAGAACTCTTTCAAGTCTACGACAAACATATGGAATATCATATAACTTGCTGTTCCAACCTGTAATAACTTCTGGTGTATTATCTTCAATCATCCACCAGTTTATGAATGCATTTAGAAGTTCATACTCAGTACTGAATGACTTGTAAATTACATTCTTCTGTTTATTATTGAAGTCACCAACACCCCAAGTAATAATTTGTTTTGTTGTATAATCTTGTATTGATATAAGAAGTATTTCTTCCGCAGCAGATTCTACATCAGGGAAACCATTCTCTGACTTTACCTCAATATCAAGTGTAACTAATTTAATTTTTTCAATATCAAACTTTAATTCTGTTTCTGGATACTTGTCTGATATGTATTGGTATATAAATCTCTCGTTTCCATATACATCAAAGTTTTCAATATCTGCATACTTTTTTATAAACTCACGACAATCTCTTACTGTGCCAGGTTTGATAGGTTCAACAACATCTCCTGTCAGTGTTTTATATTTACTTTTTCTTTTGGAGTTGACAAAAAGAGTTGGATAAAACTTCTCACGAGTGGTGAAGTGTTTACCATCTTCATAACCACGAACCAAGAAGTTATCTCCAACCATTTGAACGTTGGTGTAAAACCTCATTCTTCAATCAAATTAAGATATTGTTCTAATAGTGTAGGTGTTGGAATCGCTAATGTCAAGATTTTATCAGAACCCATCATAAAAGTATTATCTCTTGTGAGATCCATCATAAAGGGTTCAAGAATAGTTTTTCCTGTTTCAGTATTAATTACAAAAGGTTTTGTAAGTTTACAATCTGGTTGACCAATATCTTCTGCCACAACCTCATCAACCTGACTAATAATATAATGGTTATTCGTCAGTGCTATTACTCTCACTTCCATTTACTTTCTCCGAATACATTTCCTTAATACTATCTATTGGTTCGACCAATGTTATCACATGATTACCAGGTATAACAATATCTTTATCTTCAGTAAGCAATACCCAAGGTGTCAATGTAATTTGAACAGACTTATCATCATCCAAATTTTCAACAAGAAAAGGTTGGTCAATAATAACTCTATGAGGATATCTTAGCATATATCCAACAGGTTTTCCATCATCAACTAACTCTTTAATTTCTGATATTACTTGTTCTTTACTACTCAGAATTGCCAGTTTAACAGCCATAATAATAAAAAAATAATTAAAGGTAGATTCCTATCGCCGCTTATGCTGAACCTACCAAAGGGCATAACCGCAGTTGAGAGTATTATGGTTTGAAAACTATCAAGAGTTTTTCACATTGAATACTAACATCAACATAAACATTATAGCATAAAAAAAGGGTTCGTCAAGAACCCTGAGTATTATGGTTTGAAAACTAACTGAGTATTACAAGCTGAAAACTGATAAAAGTTTTATGTTTTGAATACTAACTGAGTTTTACAGAGTGAATACTAACTATTTTTAGTATATCATAGATAATCTTTTCTTGCATGATGCTCTGGAATTATTTTACCCAATTTAACGGTAAGAAGTCCGTCTTTAAATTCGACATCCCTGACTTTAACATCATCTGAGAGTTGCCAGGCTCTGTTGAAAGATCTCTGAGCCAATCCTTTATGGACATACTCGGATTCTGTCTCCTTAGTTTCTTTCTTTCCTTCGATGATAAGTTTTCCATATTCAGTGTAAACCTTTAGATCTTTTTTACTAAATCCTGCAAGAGCAATCTCTAACACAGATTCGACATTATTTACATGAATAAGATTGTAAGGTGGATAGTTTGATGAATAATCGTCATTAAAAAATCGGTCAAGGTAATCATCCATACCTATACCGTTTCTGTTAATTATTTTCATCAACTCTGGTAAGTTTGCAGAGTGATAGCGTTGTAGTGCTGTCATAATTGTTCTCCTTTAAAAGCGAGTATAAAATGTGAACCCTTTCGGCATTCAATACTAATTATACTTTAAAC